AAACCTTCACGCAGAGAAGTACTGGATCAAGTGAGAAAAGTGTATCCTGGTGCTCAACTCTGGTCTTACCAAGTTTCCAATTATGACCCAGGAGAACCACTCCTCCAAACAGGAGGACGAAACTAAACAATTGAAAAAGCGAGTAGAAAAATTAGAGAAAATTATAGATTTAACTCAAAGAACGATAGACCACGATAGACAACACTTTGGCAAATACGAAATGATGTAGGAGGTTATTATGGATGACATTTATTTAGGCAATCCCCTCTTAAAAAAGGCGAATGTTGCACAGGAATTTACTCAGGAACAAATCCTTGAGTTTATGGCATGTAAGAATGATCCTGTATATTTTGCGAAACAGCATGTAAAGATTGTGAGTTTGGATGAAGGTCTTGTTCCATTTAAACCCTATGATTTTCAAGAAAGATTAATTAATAACTTTCATCAGAATAGATTTAATATCTGTAAGATGCCTCGACAGACTGGTAAGTCTACAACATCGGTATCATACTTATTACATTATGCTGTCTTTAATGACAATGTAAATATAGGTATTCTTGCTAACAAAGCAGCAACTGCCAGAGACTTACTGGGTAGATTGCAGACTGCATATGAGAACTTACCCAAATGGATGCAGCAAGGAATCATATCATGGAATAAAGGTTCACTGGAGTTAGAAAATGGTAGTAAAATCTTGGCAGCTTCGACTTCTGCTAGTGCTGTTCGGGGTATGTCTTTCAATATCCTATTCTTGGATGAATTTGCTTTTGTTCCCAATCACATCGCTGAGTCTTTCTTTGCTAGTGTTTATCCTACTATTACTTCTGGTAAAAGCACAAAAGTAATAATGGTTTCAACCCCTCACGGGATGAACCATTTTTATAGGTATTGGCACGATGCAGAGAAAGGGAAAAATGAATATATTCCAACTGATGTTCATTGGTCAGAAGTTCCTGGTAGGGATTCTGAATGGAAAAGACAAACTATTGCAAACACATCTGAACAACAGTTTAAAATTGAGTTTGAGTGTGAGTTTCTAGGATCTGTTGATACTCTTATTGCACCAAGTAAATTAAGGACATTAATATATTCTGAACCAGATAAATCGAGTGGAGGATTGGATGTTTTTGTTGATCCTATACAAGGTCATGATTATGTAATTACAGTTGATGTGGCAAGAGGTGTATCAAAAGACTATTCAGCCTTTATAGTGGTGGATATAACTGAGTTTCCTCATGCTGTGGTAGCTAAATATAGGAACAATGAAATTAAACCGATGCTGTTTCCAAGTATCATTGAAGATATTGGAACCAAGTATAATGATGCATTTGTTTTATGTGAAGTAAATGATGTAGGAGATCAGGTAGCATCTATATTAAACTTTGATTTAGAATATAAAAACCTTCTTATGTGTTCGATGAGAGGAAGAGCAGGACAAATTGTTGGTCAAGGATTCTCTGGTAAGAAAACTCAACTTGGACTTAAGATGTCCAAGACAGTTAAGAAGGTAGGTTCTCTTAACTTAAAAACTTTGATAGAAGAAAATAAACTTCTTTTTACTGATTATGATATATTAAATGAACTTACTACTTTCATTCAAAAAGCAAATTCATTTGAAGCAGAGGAGGGATGTAATGATGACCTTGCTATGTGTTTGGTCATATATGCATGGTTAGTAGCACAAGATTACTTTAAAGAACTCACTGATCAAGATGTTAGAAAGAGATTATATGAAGAACAAAAAAATGCAATAGAACAAGATATGGCTCCATTTGGATTTATGGATGATGGAATGAATAATGAAAGTTTTGTGGATGATGATGGAGACAGATGGTTTCAAGCAGATGAGTATGGTGATAAATCATATATGTGGGAATATCTGTCCTGATGGAAATAGATAAGCAAATTAAATTAGGACATTTATTGCTATCTAATAGAAAATGTAGAACATGTGGAGAACAAAAAAATTTAATAGAAAGTTTTTATAGAACTAGAAAAGATAGAGGACCAGTTGCTTCATCCTATTCTTATGAGTGTAAAGTATGTACTATTAAAAGAATTGTAGAAAAAAGAAAGAAAGAAAGTCCTTTTCCTGATTGGAACTATCCTGATTGGTAACTGTTCACGGCACGTTTCCCCATCGAAAATGTCATAAACGATAAATATTTTTAGGTAAAACAGAGTATTTCGGAGAAGAATATGGCGACTCCTCAATTATCTCCTGGAGTAGTAGTTAGGGAGGTTGACCTAACTGTTGGAAGAGCAGATAACGTCTTAGCTAATATTGGTGCTATTGCAGGTCCATTTAAAATTGGACCCGTAGAAGAAGCAATCGATATTACTACCGAGCAAGAGTTAATCAACACATTTGGAAAACCTCTATCAACTGATAGACAGTATGAGTATTGGATGAGTGCATCATCTTTCCTCTCATATGGTGGGGTTCTAAAAGTTGCCAGAGTAGACGGTGCATCTCTTAACAACGCAAACGCAGGTGCTCCGATTGGAGGAGTTGGTCTTGCTTCTACTAACAGCATTAAAATTAAAAATTATGATGATTATCAAGGAAGTTATACAGACATAACAAGTGCATGGACATGGGCTGCTAAAGATCCTGGTACATGGGCAAACAATCTTAAAGTATGTTTTATTGATGATTTTGCCGACCAAACTGTTGGATTATCTACTAACGATCTTAATAGATTTGGATTTACTGTAGGTGCTGGTGTTACTTGGGCATATAGTGGAACTGAAGTAGGAGTAGGAACAACTGCCACGGTAAATGGATACGTTAAGGGTATTGTTACAGGTGTATCTACAGATACAGGTACAACTGAAGCAAGTACAATTGATGTTAAAATTGTATCAAGAGTTAAAACAATTGGTTCAGGAGCTACTGAAACCGCAATTGATTATGCTGAATTTGATCCTCACTCTTCAATTACAAGTGGAGATACCATATTTGCGGTAAACACATCTGGTATTAATACTGATAGTGGTTCTGGATTATTAGCAGCAGGTTTAATTGGAGCAGCAGGAACGGTAACTGATTGGTATAATAGTCAGACATTAGGTTTAACAAATTCTACAGTTTATTGGAAGCAGGTTGCACAAAAACCAACTACCAGTAAGTATAGTAGTGATAGAAGTGGTAGAAATGATACTCTACACGTTGTTGTGGTAGATGATTTTGGAGATGTAACAGGAATTCAGGGAAGTATCCTTGAGAAGAATACATTCCTTTCTAAAGGTTCTAATACTGTTTCGGATGTTGCTGCACCTGAAAGGGTTTATTATAAGGACTTTATTGCACAACAATCATCTTACTTATATCCTGGATGGAATCCATCTCAAGCAGTTGATAATTATTTTAATACTGAACCTACTTCTACTGGATTTACTACTACGTCAGGTACAAAGTCTCTATCATTTACTCCACTTGCAACTTCAGCAGGTCTTTGGGGACAAGAAACTCAAGGAATTACGTTCAGTGCTATAGGTAATGTAACTTATCCTCTTGGTGATGGAGTGGATTATGCTGCTTCTGGTGGTACTGAATTTAAAGCAACTCTTGGAAGTCTTTCGACTGCATATGACTTGTTCTCTAATAGTGATGAAGTTGATGTTGATTACTTGATTATGGGTCCAGGATGCACATCAGAAGATGAGTCTCAAGCAAAAGCAAATAAACTTATCTCCATAGCAGAATCTAGACAAGATTGTGTGGCTGTTATTTCTCCACATCGGGCAAATGTAGTCGATGTGACAAAAGGAGAAAATCAAACTTCTAATGTAGTTAAATTCTTCTCACCTCTAAATTCCTCATCTTATGCTGTGTTTGATAGTGGTTGGAAGTATACTTACGATAGATTCAATAACCAATTCCGTTATATTCCATGTAACCCAGATGTTGCAGGATTGATGGTTAGAACTGAGATTGAGGCATTCCCTTGGTATTCACCTGCAGGACAGCAACGTGGTACTATTAATAATGCAATTAAACTTGCATATAATCCTAAGAAGTCTCAAAGAGATACTCTTTATGAGGCAAGGATTAACTCAATCATTAATCAGTCTGGAGTAGGAATTCTTCTCTATGGTGATAAGACTGGATTAAATTATGCATCTGCCTTTGATAGAATCAATGTTAGAAGATTATTCTTAACGGTTGAAAAAGCACTCGAAGGAGTTGCTAATGCTCAACTATTTGAGTTCAACGATGAAATAACTCGTGCAAACTTTACAAATGTGGTTGAACCATATTTGAGAGATGTTCAGGCAAAGAGAGGACTTATTGATTTCCGAGTCATCTGTGATGAAACAAATAATACTCCTAGTGTGGTTGATAATAATGAATTCCGTGCAGACATATTCTTGAAACCCACTAAGTCTATTAATTATGTCACCCTTACTTTCGTTGCTACCAGAACTGGAGTCAGTTTTGAGGAAGTAACTGGAAGAGTTTAACTTTATAATTAATTACATAGGAGAATTTAACCAATGGCCAGTTTAAAAACCATTACACAATTTAAGTCGAGACTTGCTGGTGGCGGTGCTCGTCCTAATCTGTTTGAAGTAAACATTAATGACTTCAAATATGCAGACAATTGGGATAACGAAACATTCCAGTTCTTATGCAAGGCAACAGCAATGCCAGCCTCAACTATAACACCAGTTGAGATTCCTTTTAGAGGAAGAATATTGAAAGTTGCAGGTGACAGAACCTTTGATACATGGAGTGTTACTGTTATTAACGATGAAGACTTTAAATTAAGAACTTCATTTGAGCAATGGATGAATGGAATTAGTAAGTTAAGTGATGCAAGTGGACCTTCTAACCCTAATTCATATATGGGTAATGCCACTGTTAATCAGTTAGGTAGATCACCAGAAGGTCGTTTTGGTAATGCAGGTACTACAGGAGGAGATGCTAGTGGTGGTGGATCAGCATTAGAACCATTAAGAACATATTATATGGATGGAATATTTCCTACAGAGGTCTCCACAATAGATCTTTCCTATGATAGTGGGGATGCGATTGAAGAATATACTGTTACATTCCAAGTTCAGTACTGGATAGCAGGATCTAATACAAGTGCAGGTACTCCATCTGATCAAACTGGCACTGTGGTAGTGTGATAAATAGTGAAATAAAGGGCATCTTAACATAAATCATGGCTAAGTTATTTGGGTTCTCGATAGAGGACAACGAACCACAATCTCAAGATATAGTATCTCCCGTTCCTCCTAATAATGAGGACGGGAATGATCACTATTTGAGTAGTGGTTTTTTTGGTTCTTATGTTGATATTGAAGGTGTCTACAGGACTGAATTTGAATTAATTAAAAGATATCGTGAGATGGCATTACACCCTGAGTGTGATAGTGCTATTGAAGATATTGTAAATGAAACTCTAGTATCTGATACTAATGACAGTCCTGTTGAGATTAATCTTGATCATTTAAATGCAAGTGATGGGATTAAGAAAAAGGTAAGAGATGAATTTAAGTTTATTTTAGAACTTTTAGATTTTAGTAAAAAGGCTCACGAAATTTATAGAAATTGGTATATTGATGGAAGATTATATTATAATAAAGTAATTGACATGAAAAAACCCCATGAGGGGATTCAGGAATTGCGTTATATTGACGCAATGAAAATGCGTTATGTAAGAAAACAAAAGAAGACAGATGGTGAGGATAAATATCGTTTAAGTAATGTGGGAAATGATAATCCAATGGATTATGAATTTCCTGAGATAGAAGAATATTACTTATATACTCCAAAAGATTTATATCCTACTGCTACTCCTGCGGCAATGGGTGGTAATAAAGGAGTTAAATTTACCAAAGATTCAATTTCATATTGCACCTCTGGTTTAGTTGATAGAAATAAGGGAGCAACACTATCATATCTACACAAAGCAATTAAGTCACTCAATCAACTTAGAATGATTGAGGATAGTCTGGTTATCTAC